TGATCTGTCTTCATACCTGTTTTTTGTTATTGCTTCCGGCACGTACTGAATTTGGTTATCATTAACAATGGAAAAACCGGCATTATGGAACACTTGTATACTCGTTGTATTATACATTTTTGTCCTTAATTCTTCTAATACAAAAATACTATCACCACCGCATTGTTGTATTTGCAAAGTAAACTGCCTGTTACCAACAACTTCCGATTCCCCGGAGTCATTTGGTGGATAAATATAATCATCATTCACGCGTGTTAAACCAATATACTGCATTACCAAATACGGCCTTTCTGGTCTTGGTGAATTTTGATTTGACCATATAACTTCAAGGCCGGTTATATTTGTAACCCTATCGTATACCGCATTATCTATTTGACTTTTGTTTATACTCATAATTCATCTATCTTTGAAAACACATATTTGTAATGGTTGATTATATCGTTACCCCACGGTATTTTAGAGATCAACTCATATTTTTCACCGTCAAATTCAAAAATATCTGGAGATTGATTTAAACCTAATTGTGTTAATTCAGTATCTGAATAAATCTTGAAAGCCTTATTATTTCTTCTGCCTTCCGGGATAAGATCAATTTCAGTATTATTCAATGGCTGTACACTACCCATTATTTGAATAACCGGTTGTGGCGCTCCTTCAATCCATACCCCTCTATCATAATAACCTTGGGATAATGGAGTAATATTTATTTGCTTTCTTAATGACATTACGACATTTCTACGTTATGTGAAATACTCTTTTTCAAATCACCGCTATCGATTAGAGGGTTACTCGAACCTTTAGACGCAACAGTTGAAGGTGCGTTTGGTGGTGTTTTTATATCCACAATTTTATCCTGTACTTGTGATTGGTGCAATACACCTATTTGCGCCAGTACCTTTTTTATCAGTTCAGTTGAATTTGTGCCACTATTTTTATATGATGATGCCGCTATAGACCTCAATTTATTTTTATTTTCATCAAAACTCTGCCGCATAAACGGCCTTGAAGGTACTACACCATCGTTTGTACCATATTCATTGTAAATCGCGTATTCGATTATTGGCGTTTCTGAATTACCTTCAGTATTAGACGATATGGTATTACTACCACCTATCACACCAACTTTTACATGTGCCCCCTTGAGGTTTACATCATTCCTTTTAAGTTTTGACCATCCCCGGTCTTTAACCATTGTTTTACTTGTTATCATTAATTAAATCATCCGGGTTATCGGTTTTATTATCGTTTTTCTACGTATTCTTAACAATTCCAAACCCCATGAAGTTTGGGACAAGTACCCTGTACGATCTGAATCTGGTGAATTAACACCATACGATCTCGATAAATCCCCCTCCTTTTCACTCTTTATATTACCGGCCACCCCGGTATTACCACCATCCCTATTTGATAACGCCATCCAATGACACACAAGGAGAGCTATGGCATTATTCCTTAAATCCCCATAACCATTGCCGATCTGTTCGCCGGCCATAGTTATCATACTATGTATGTTAGGATTATCGGCAAAACCGGGTGCTCTCACTTGTATGTATTGAAATGCTGTCATGATTGTTCTTTTTCCCTGTGATCTGTAAGTTTCTCGATCACATTACTGACGGTATCCTGTATGCCTTTCCTTGTATCGTTTTCTTGAATCTTACGAAGTACGCGGATATCGAGAATATCGTTTACAATTTCGGAAGCTTCTTTAACATTCATTCCGCGTATTTGCTCTACTACTTTCTCATCATCGGATACGCCCCCCTCTTTTTCGCCAGAATCGGTTTCCTGTTTGCATGAAACCACTTCCATATTATCGCATTCAATCTCTGAAGAAAACGCGTGTTTTTCCTCCATTTCCTCATAAGATTTATCGGTTAATACGTTATTACCGGGATAAAATTTACGTCCTCCGATTACGGTACAAAAATTCGCTTTTCTTTTTACTACTACCATGCAAAACCCCCATATTTGTGGTTACGAAGATTATTAAATACCGTCTACGATATGAACAGAAAGAGGATAATATATGATCACCCCACCAATTCTACTATGAGTTGGAACAACCTGCTCCAGATTCCTTTCTTGCGGAGACATCTGCTCGTACGGCTGAGGAATCTCAAGGGTAAGATTATCCGGGTTACGATTGTACGCAATCATTATGTTAGCACTACCTGTGCCTGTTCTCGGATTAGGTGATACATCCTCACATTCATTGAGAGCTTCAAACGTAACTCCCGGATTCACTCTCTGCAGAAATTCAAGGATTGTGGTATCGGAATAATCACTACGCGGTTTGGTGGCAATGTGTGAATATTCTTCCTGCGGTAGAAGAAGGGTATTAGGTATTTCAACACCGTTAGTTAAACTTATAACCGAATTGATACACTCGTTCACATCGGTTATAATTTCTGTAGCAGTTGCAGAACCACCAATCCAGTTACCGGTTGTAGCTTCTGATTTTGTTACATTAGGATTGTAAAAAAGCCCGTACAAACCGCCATACTGTTTTGAACCATCCGCAAAGAAAGCAATCTTATTCACTTTTTGATCATTAGATTTTCTTGCTGCATTTGCTTTTCGTTGCTGCAGAGGCTTCCCCGCCTTAGCCGCTGCGCGGATTTCCTGAATCGAATACCCATACGAACCACCAAGAGAACGGATTTGGGTAGTATATTCTTCACCTTTAACGTCACTTCTCGGAAGATCATCCGCGTAATCCGCTATAATCTTCATCATGCCGGTTGAATCATACTGCTCGTACGTGATTGATTCAGCACCTGCTCCGGCTTCATTAGAAACCGGAATCAATCGTACAGCTTTAAGTTCGGGGTACTTTACATCATACGAACGTGATTTGATAGATTCCAGTTCACGCTCGAAGAACATTGATTCGTTTGCATCGAGATTCACACTCTGGATTTTAGACGACATTATTTTTCTCCTTTGTTTGTTTTGTATTCAATGTTACGGAAGATTAATTTCTACTTTAGCCAGTCCTGCTTCTCCAACCGAAGAACGGAATTTACATCCGGTTGATACATTATCGGAAGATTCGTCTGTAAACTTACCATTGTCCTCTGAAACATCGATATAAACGTCACTATCTTTGTCTACAGCTTTGGAAGTTTCAACCCATACGACACCACGAGTTATTACGTTTACAGGTTCGTTAGTGAGATACTGAACAACACCGGAAGAGTCACTTTCTTTAGCGTGAGTCGCAATGGATATACCACGAAAGACACCATCAAAAGAATAGGTGTGACTTACACCCGGTTGTCCGGAACCACCAGTAACCGAAATCGAAACGGAAATCGCGGAATTGTCATCATTGTAAATAAGCAGAGTTCGACTGTCTGTATCCGTTGAATCGAGAACACAAGAAACACCTTCCATACCATCAATTTCAGTTACAAGAGCCGCAACCGTTGTGTCATGGTCAGTATCCCATGATACATCATCGAAATCCACACCATTTACTGAACCACTGATTACATTAGACGATTGAAAATCGGCATCGAATACGGTCGTAGATTTGTTGGCGTGAGCAAGAGCTACTCCATCTTTAGCCGCATTGCGTACAAGTCCGCGTCCAAACGGTATGTTTTCTACCGCTACTGAAGAAATAATCCGATCAAAACCAGAATCTGCTTTCATACCGGCAAATGCCGCGTCATGATTAATGTTGTAAGAAGTCTGCATATTATCTCCTTTTCATCTTTTTAATTATTAGTTACTTGACCAAATTAATTTTGTTCGTTTTTCCACGCGGATTTCATGCTTTCTACCATATCATTGCGGTAATCGTCTGAATTTTTCTCCTTGCTTCCATCGTTTTTCGGGGTAGATTTTCTACGCTGATTATCCAATTTGTCTTTACGAACTTGATCAATAATCAAATCAAAACTTGCGCTAACATAGTCGCTACTTTTATCGTCAATTTTCAAATCGGAATTTTGCGCTTGTACGGTTTCTTTCTTGATTTCCAGTTCAGACATGTCGTACAAAGAATCATGCTTTTCTTTCGGTAGAATCATCTTGGCAGAATCGATTACAGAAAGTTTCGTTTTTACTGCCTCCTGAATTTCGGAATTAATATCCCTTTTTTCGAACTCGTCCGTTTTAGTTTTGAGATTATCACGTTCAGCCGTGATTTTGTCTATTTCCTTCCCCTTGGAATCGAGAGATTCTTTGGCTGTTTTTACTTCTTTGTCCAACTCGTCAATGTGATTGATTACTTCCTGTGGTGCTTCATAATCAACACCTCTAATGGTTATTTTCGGCATAACTACATCTCCTTTAGTTTTTTGTGAATTTTCGTATCTTATACCATCCGCTTCATCCGTTCTTATTTTTAAATCCGAACCTCCTCTTGCGTTATCGCAAATTGCCAGATGATTATATTCTCTTTTTACTTGAATTGCATCAAATTCCTCCCCTTTGAATTTACCTTTTCTCATAATTAAATCGCATTTATACCCAGGCGATAATTGTTGTCTACCGTTTTTGACACTCTCAACACCATCTTTATGTGTTATCACAATAGAAGTAACAAGATAATTATTATCTCTCCTCACCATTTCACCCGTAGAACCTATGGTGTATTTCTTTGCTGTTGTTGCGTCAACTCTGCGTTCTTTCGGGTGCAGATTAACTACCGGTTTTAATTTGATACTACCCATGTCGTCTTCGTTAAAAAGAGTACCCTCAGGAACTAATTCTCTACGAACTCCACCATTAGGTAAGGCGTATTTGAGCACTCCTACTTTAGCGACAGGTACTTCACCCTTAAGATAACCCTCATCGGTTTTTTCTATTTTACTAACCTCTGATTGTACAAAATCGCACCGGTATTCTGAAACTAATTCCCTGCTGTCCCATTTTATGTCTCTGAGCCTTAATGTATCATATGTTTCCATAATTTGTCCGATGGATATAAATGTACTTTATTTTAACAAATATAGTTAATTTTTAAAACCATCGTTTTTTCTAATTGTGAATACTGTTTTATTCAAATTTGGATTCAAATATAATACCATTGTCGTATTTATCCTCAACACCAGTATATTCTTTGTTATGAACAAAATCGCCATTTAGTATATCATTTGGTATACCATCAGGGAATGCGTCACACGTCTTTTCGTTAAAACTCCTAAAATGTTTACATGTAGCACATAAAGTATACGCAAAAGGGTCGTCAAATATAGTATCATCTATAATTAAATCCTCTTCCTCTATCAAATTCCCGCCCCCGGAAAAATCGTATTTTTGTTTGTATGTTAAACCCCTATCGCCAACATAGGGTTCAGTATGATCAATTTTGTTATGCATTATCTCAACCGGTACACCATTAGGGTACGCCTCACATCTCCCGTTATTGAAATACCTATTACATGTAATACATTGCGGTGTTTCATCAGAGTTTATAAATGGAGTTTGGTGATTCATCTTTACACCTCCTGTTTTGGTATTACTATACCATATATGGTAGTCTGTAATTTTTCTTCTTTAGCGTGTGTAATTATCATTTCGTTTCTGTCAGACAATATTAATTCACGTTTATTTTCCAGAAATTGACTTACGTACGCGCCAGTACATTTTGAACTAATCCTCAAATCCCATTTAAATTTATAATTAGTACCGGCAAGTTTGTTTTCTGTTAACGTAGATTTTAACCCATTAAAACTAATAACAGCGCCAACATAATCTTTAATGTTCACCCCGTACTTGTGCTCGCCATGTTTTATCATAACCGTATCAACCGGGTTTATATATTTATCATACCTATAAACTCTCACGCTCTCCCCTATTCTATTAGAACTTGCATACCTTTTTAGTTCTGGTGTTGCGTAATTGTCGTATATCCATTTTCTAATAGAATCATCCATACTATCTTTACGGGTTGGTATGATTTTATACTTTTTACCCTCAAAATAATACTCTTTTATGTCATTACTACCATGCTTCTTCGGAATGTTAGCCTTCTTTGCCTTATTTACTTGTTTTTGTACAGGTGCACTTTTACCAAGCAGAAATGTATTTTCATCCTCTAATACGTTTTTATAGTGTTTTTTCCGTTTTACTATTCTTCTGTACCTTAATGAACCCCTACCGTGCTTATCGATTAATTTCTTAATAAGTAAGTGGGTATACTCGTTATACGCGTCTGGTCTATCGGCTTTTCTCATTAAATTCGCTATCTTATCCTCTATTTCTTCATTAAAACTTGTGCCAACTTCGTACATCTGCTCCCTCAGTTTTTCGTAATCCCTCTGCATTTTATCTATTATTTTGCCGACATCCACATTTTTATTACCAACCCGTTCTATTTGGTATATAGTATTACGGGAACTTACTTTTATCTGTTTAGACCACTTCAAAGCCCTTAAATCAGCACCTGAAAAACATGCCCCGTTAGGGTGATTATGCATTACCATATCACACACATCATCGTTGTATCTAACTCGATCTACGATATTGTATTTACATGACGATTCTCTCAAAGAAGTATATAAACTGTGCTGTTTATATTTTCCGCTTATAACCATAACCACCTCAGTATCGCTATTTGCGTATAAATCATCAAATTCAGCAGGGGATAATTTTACATCATCAGCTTGATACGTAGTTCTATTACGTGATCTTACCGGTATTCTGTCATCCGGAAACATGACAGAACGGCCACTCCTATTTTTTAATTTATTAAAATTATATTCTATTTCACTACCACTCCACTCCGATTTAGTTTCTAATACATCGTTTGTATTTATATATTTGTTTTGATCAACCTTGTAATCTTCGTCAGATATATCGGTTGGATAAGCGGGTCTCATTTCCCCTTCTTGTTTTGTCACTTTAGTTGCCGGTTTCTTTTTATTATACTCTTTTTTGTCAACCGGTTTTTTACCTTCTACCTGTATTTTTATATCATCGAAAATTGGTGATGCGTGACACCTACATTGTATATCTTGGCCGGGGTGAAAATTTACACCACCAATTGAACTGCGCTTTTTCCAACTTACGTATTCACTATCACTATATTTAAACACCGTAGCGTCTTCCCATTTGCACACTTTACCGTGCATTTTCCTGTGGCTATCTCTAACTCGCTCATCTCTCGACGTTTTCCAGATGTATTTATTAACACCAACCTTTCGTTGTCTAACTTCCGTTAATTTACCGTACATTTTAGATGTTTGGTCTCTTGCTATTAATTTTGCCCTTGTTCTTGCCTTTTTAAATACCCCCGGAAAATTAGGGTCTTTTTTAAACGCGGTCATTATTTTGGAAGTTATCTCTTTATGACCTGCGCCGGCCATAGCACTATCACGTATGGCGTTGAACACATTGTTTGAAGTTTCATCCGATAGATTCCTAACCAATCCCATAGTTTGTTCTAAATGATTATTAACTACGTCCTCCAGTGTAGCCCCACCATATTTCTCCCATTTAAAAGCATGCCCTAATTTGGAAATATCGCCAACACCTATATTTTTAGCCATGGATTTCAAGAATCTCTTCCTACTAAAATTATCTACTTCATTAAAAGCATCACGGATTTCGTTAATTCTATTGTTAACAGTTTCTAACAGCATTCCGGAATACGAATCCTGTATTAACGATAGTTTGTCAATCCAACTATCCGTTCTCATATCCGTATTTGTTTCGGCCATAGGTAGTATGTCTGTTAATACTCTTGGTTCAACTAACTTTTTGTAAATGTCTACCCACTCGTTTATCATTCTCTGTAATTGTTTGTTTATGATTACCCATTTTGTTTTCGGTAGTTCAAGATTAACAGTTACACCATTGTACGAGTTAGATACCAGATGTTTGTATTGTTCGGGAGTTAGTATTAATTCATCTTCGTTATAGCCGGACGCGTAGATTGCTTTCATTTGTTCTTTAGCTTTAGCTAATGCTTGCTTTTCTTCCTTTTTATTACCCGGAGTATAGGTATAGCATTTGCCCGTTTCACCCCATTTATACCCCGGTTTACCGTTTATTTCACATGTCTGTATTGGCAATTGGATTTACTCTTTTTTATGAATTATACGGGTTCAACGCGAAATCTTCGATTTCAAATAACGCTTCTCGATTAATTCGGTTTCATGCAGAAATTAAAGTTAAAGGAGAGCACTTTCCGAGACTTCAGACATATATTATACCTACTGAAGTATGGGTCGATACTGTCTGTAAACGGAGAGATATCTCTTCTTAGCCGGGGATACATCCCGACTATCTATCGGGAATTTCATCTTTATCAATTGTAGTTTCCATACTATATTTGTCACCCCCGAATCTTGAATCCCTAACTTCGTCAGCATTTAATACACCTAACTCAATATAAATTTTGTCTGCTTCTGCTTGAGTTTTGCGTACATTAGCCTTTTCTTCTTCGGACAACTGCCATAAATCATTAAATAATATTCCCCAACTATCCATTTCTTTACCATTAAAATCACCGTCTTGTGACAATTGTATATATTTTGATAATTTGTATAACCCATCAGTCATTTTCTCCTCTTGTCTTGCGGATATCCCATCATAATACAACCTAATACTACCTGCTGATTCACCACCAAGCCCCTTAGATTGTTCACCGAATAATTTGACCGTTGGTATTCCGGATATTGACGATAACCCGAATTTAATAGTATTGATTAAATCGCTTATACCGGAAACTTGAGCAGATACCCGTTCATACTTCTCCTGCCCATCTACAAGTATAGAATTTAACACTCCTTTGGATAAATCTATTAAGTTTAATCGTTTCTTTATTAAATCTTCCCCGCCCGGGGTTGATAACAACTCCTCTAAATTATCAATGGACAAAACGCCAATTATGAACTCGTTTATTATTTGTTCTACGTCTTTATATGACGAACCAAGCCCCTTTAGTCTTTCCATTATCGGTATTATTCTTGAAAGCCCCCATCCATTGTTTTGTGTTTTAATCCTGTTTGGTATATCGTCCCCATCGAATCTTATAACCCGTGATTCATGTATTTTAAACGGTGTACCGTTAATCGGATTTATATCATAAAATTCAGGTTGTCCGTATTTTTCTTTTTTTGGTTCATCATAAAGATAATTGGAAGTCCACGTTATCTGCGTTCTATCATAAACCTGTAAATCTATAATGTCCCTTATTTTAGATTCATTCAATTCTTCATCTAAATCACCACCATCATCCATTACCATTACTATTACAGAGCCACCGGTTAAATCAGCCCATTTTAGCGCATTTTTGAATTTCCTTTTTGCGCTAAGTTTTGCCATTTTGTTTAGAATAGCCCCGTCAGTATCGCCCTCTATTTTTACCCAATTTCTAACCATGTCGTCTACCGGAATATCAATAACCCTCTTTGTGAACCCCTCTGTAGTGTACATGTTTATTAGTTCGTTTATTTTGTTAAACGATACATTTGAAATATAATGTGTGTGTTCTGATTTGTCCCTGTTTTTAATCCCTCTTCCGGTTAAGATATTAGTCCAACCGTCATTATGCATTTGTGAAGGTTTATATCCCATTTTGTTCCCCTTTGTTTTAATATCTAACTAATTTATTGTAGTTTATTCTTTTTGTTCCAAATAACGCGTATAATACGTACCTTGTCGGGTCGATACAATGATCATTTTCTTTTACCGGTTTATCTTCACCTCTTGATTGTGCTTTTGAGTCCCACGAGTACCCGTACATTTCGTCTATTAAATTTTGGCATTTACTGCAAATAGCAAATTCGCCCGATTTTAACATTGAGCATACTGTTTGTATCCCGGCTAACACTTCGTTATCAACATCCCGAAAACTATATATCCCGTTTCTGTTCATCGATGTTTTTAAGCTTTTGGCAGATGGGTCAAGATACACACCGCTTATTGTTTTTGTGCGTGTAAAACGAGTGAAGTCCTTCGTATATTCTTCATCCGTTTTATGAAAACCGGAATTTGAACTATCAAAATAATACTCGTCTTCCGCCCAGATTTTCGGTTTTAACTCGGGGTTATAGCCAAATAGTATAAACGTAGTTGGGTTACTCGCGCCGTAATCTATACCTACATAATATTGTTTAGCTTTACCCGGAGGTTTCGTTATTACGTGTTCTTTATCGTCAAAGAAATCAAAAATAGCACCTTCAGCCGCGCACCATCTGCCCTTGATAAAACGTTCGTACCATAAGCCCGTAAACTCTCTTTTTAGTGATTCGATATATATCTCGTCAAGATACGGGTTGTCGTCTATATTAAAGTGAAAGAGAGATAACCCACCGGCTTTATCCAATTCGTTTTTTCTGTCAATTAAATCGCGTTTAATCCAATGATTAGGGTTATCCGGGTTGGTAGTACCAAAAAACATAGCGTTTTTAACGCTCATTCTTGATAAAAGCATATTCATATACGTTTGTGGCCATAAAGATAATTCATCACCATATGAACCCGCACATGTCATACCACGTATAGAACCCTCCGCTCTATCATCATTAGCCCCAACTGTATAGATAGTTCTATCCCAAATTTTAATTTCGCCTTTACCCGGGTAATACGCCATATCATTACCTACCAGTTCGTTCATTGGCCGTATCACATTCCTATTCAATGATGTACGTGTTTTACCTGTCATTAACAAATCACCCGGAGGAGATTCAGCTATGAATTTTATCCATCTAAAAATAGATGCGACCGTCTTAGACGATCTAACAGCTCCCTCCCACAGATTGATTCTTGAATTTGAACGCGACACACTCCACGCTTGTTTATCCGTTAATATCACCCGGTTTCCTTTTGTTGCTCATCGTATTCTCTGAACTTATCTTCTTTACCGTTTACCATCCCGTTGATAGCTTCGAGTATTTTCGATTTGTTATCTGTTGTATTAAATTCTTCAGTATACCCACGTCTTTTACCAATCGTTCTCAATAAAAATAGTATTGCCCACGGTGCATTATTAGCTACTGATTCGAATAGTTTTGCTTCAGCTATATCTATTATATTTTCTCTTTCATTAGCAAATACTAATTTGAGTTTTTGCGAGTTGTGTATCCTTTCATCAAGATACGATCTATCAACACCGAGTATTCTCGCTGTAAATCCGATTATCCCGTGTGCCCTTCTTGCCGCCATTATTATCTCGTAATCCGTGATTTTTTCCGGATATTTACATGGAATCATATCCCTTAACCACAAATTATCTATTTCAGTTTTGGAATCAGTCCTTATTTGACACGAACGCATATCTTTTTCGTATTCAATACGTTCTTCTTCAGATAATTGATCTGCTTCCTGTATTTCTTCAATCATGCTTTCATGTTTGTGTTCTCTGCCTTGCCTTACCTCATCCTGCGTATCCAGAAGTTCGTCCTCAACCTTCTTTCTAATTTTCAGCCCCTTCTTCTTTTTCATGCGGTACACTCCATTTTTAGTACGCTGTTAATTTACTAAAAATAAAAACCACATATATTTTTTTGTATAAATATGGCCGTCAACGCTATTTCTAACGCCAACGGCCATTTGTTTTGTTGTGTTGTGTTTTTCGGAGTTACGCCGATTCTTTCTCCATTCTTTTCAAAGCACCACGCATTATGTTTCCAACTCTCATCCTGACAAGGCCGGTAGATAACTCATCGATTTTGGATTCGAGTTTTTTAACCGCGTCTTTGTTCACATACTTGGATGCTTTGAAAGACTTCGATTTAACAGCCGATAACATTTGCTTGTTTGTGTTGCATTCAAGCAAAAGATTAGCGACATCATCCTGTCCACTTGTGTTCGAATGTTTGCGTTTTTTCGTAATTACCCCCCCACTCTTTTTCTTCGTTTCCTTTTGAACTCTCGCCGTTTCAGGAACACGGCCAGAATCTTCGTTATCCTCCGCATCATAGGTTTTTACATTGTCATTGTTTTTTCTTTTACCCGCTACACCAACCCGTCTTTTTCCTTTCGTTTCCCCATTTTTCTGCGTTTTTTTCTTTTCCTGTAATTTCTCATTTTCTGTAGATTCATCGGATTCGGCAGATTTGACATGTTCGATAAACGCAATGGGTTTAATACGCTCACTGCCATCATCGCCTTTAATACGTACCGAGTTCTTCATTACCTTTACCACTGTGTACTCTTTTTTGTCCCCTTCAATCTTCACAATGCTGCCAGTTACAGGATTAATCATAACAACCCCCATTTGTTAAATTAAAAAATAAGCTTCACAATAAATAACACTACAAATACAATTGCGTTTCATCCTAAGTACCCATCATACTTATACACTTACCGGCATATTTTTTGTTACCTTTAAAAATACAGTAATTGATTATACGAGCTTTTTCACCATTTCTCCGCGTTCCAATAATATTCCAGACATTCTTATACATCTTAGTCTCTTTTCCTATGTACTCGGACATATGGCGCATAAGTGTATCCAAATTAGTACTACCCATTTTTATAATACTCCAACCACTATACTCAACTGCATAGCCAATACTGTTAGGTTGATTTCTCAACATGTATTTGCGCGTTTTATAATAAGTACCCACAAATTTCATTGTATCATTCTTCATCACCAAATAATAACTCATGAGCCTTTCTCCTTATACTACTCATATCTCTACTAAAGGTAGCCTTACCAATACCAAGGTGTCTATAGATTACTACATTTTCAACCTTGTCAGTATGCAAGTTCATTACAAGATTACCTTCATTTCGTTTCTCCTCACGCTCCTGCATAATCTTTGTTCGCGTATCTTTAAGGTTATCGTAATTTAACATACTTTCTATTATTTTGTGTTCTCTTTCCGATAAAACTTTAGAAAGCATCTTAATAAATTCCCGGTTTTCAAAATCCTCATATTCGTTATCACTATCAGCTAAAGTTTCTTCGAGTACTTGTGAATTGAATTTCCGGCCAAATGACACAATAGACCTTTGCAAATCCGATATTTTGTTATACGCACATTTTGAAACTATACGTATTAATTCGTCATCGGATTTATCACTATACCTATCAATAACCTCAAATGCTGTAGTCATACCCTCTTGGAAAAATTCTTCGAATTGTTCTTGATTGAATGCCTTCTTACGAGCATACCCAGTAATACCCTCTCTGATACAATCGAATACTCTACTTTTACATTGATTCATTTGAACCCCCCATATGGTTATCACTATTCATAATTAACGCAATTCTACGAGCCAATAACTCGGCATTGTATTTTTTAGATGGATTGATAATTACTTGCTCACTACCCATTCTTTCTACAACCCACGTAACTCCATCATCGCACCTGCGCACACCGTAATTCGCGTATTCTTTTATATTTTCAATAACCACCCCTAAATTACGATCTTTGCCTAAAACCAACATACGTTTTACTACATTCAATGGTACATCGAATTTATCACTTATAGGATTTGAAAGATTATTAACCAATCTTAGTCTACTTGGACTGTGGTACATTTCATCCAATTTAATCAGCATTTGTACTGCTTCATCTACGGCACTTTTTTCAGAATCAAAACAATAATCCGAATGTTTAGTTATTGTTCTATCGGCAATTAGTATCCGCGTATACCATCTGTACAAATTATCCTTTTTCTCAATTTCGAATTGCGTAACATCCATAATAACCCCCATTTTGGTTGAATTTAAAAATTAATCTTCACCTATAAAAATACAACATGCGCATGTTTTTTGTCAATATTAAACAAAACTCAAATTAAATAATATACAACCAGTTGTACTCGTTGTGCGTAAATACAACCGGTTGTATACTTAAAATACGCTCTTTTCGCAACTTTCGCTAAGAATTTGCGAAATCGAGATCATATAATTGTTTGTCAAACAAATCGTACTCAACCGAATTATCGATATATTTGCGTATACACTCATGCGGTAGGTCGTTAGGGTCAACCTCACCACCTTCATGGTCTGTATATTTAACGTAATAACATATTATACCATTGTCCGATAATCTTTCGCATACGTCAAGCGCACTCCTTCTTGCTTCACTATCTAAAAATACTATAATATTACCCGCCTTACGTTTTAGCAATCTAATCTGCTCAATACTTATATTTGAACCAAGCAAAGGTACAGTATCAATACCGGTTGCCTGTATACAAGAAATTGCATCAAATATACCTTCAGTAATTATTACCGTACTATTATCCTTAATTTGATCATACCCCCATAATACTTTATTTTTGTTCGCCCATCCGTAGTCAATATTAGGATTTATCGTTTTTAATTTAGGTGATTTCGAAATGCTTCTCGCTTGGTACGTTATCACCAATCCGTTTAATCTAATTGGAAATGTGCATCTTGTTTCCAAACCATTAAGTACACCTACATCAAATTTATCAATATCAACACCACGATTTAACAGATAATCCCTAATTTTACCGCTGTGTATACTTTCAGGATAGTCTTTTATATGAGTATAATTATTAGTAAAGTACCTGTTACACTCTTCTAATTTGTCTTTATATATACTCCCGGATAAAGAGGATACATCTTCCCCGTAAATTTGGCCATTAGTTGGTATTTCGGCAGGGCTATAATCATAAAAACCCTCCACGATACCTTCTTTTAAGTCACGTATTAATTCATATATTTTTATAGATTTTCCACAAGCAAAACACGAACACACGCCACTAACGAAATTAACCCCAAAATTCAATGAACTACCCCTATGATACGGACATCTAAAATTATACCATTGCTTTCTCTTATAAAATTTGCCCAAATTTTTGAATATATAATTACTCATTTAAATCACCCATCCACACACACGACCAATCAGTTTCAATTTCTACAGTATTTTGTGATTCGTCATCCCTACTTTTAGCAAAATGTATCCTTGCGGTTTGCGGTCTTTTTCTTTTTTCGTCAAGAGTCTGGTTTATTGATAAAATTACATCCGAAGCAGCACCAACATCGTAACATTCGCCAACATCCTCCATAGTTATTATTTCCTCCTTGCTGCCCGTTCTGTTTGTTCTTGTCGCTGTCCATACTGCAGCATTATAATAATCTGCTATTTCCCTTAACCCATAGTATATGTTAGATAACTCATGTCTTCTCTGTTCGTATTTTTTATCACTCCTCATTATGTCCGCATAATCAACGATTATTACATCCGGGAAAAACCCATATAGATTATTGATTTTATTTATGTGATTTTTAATTTGATTAGACGTGCAGGAATTTGCCGGAAACCTCTTAATTATCAACGAATCATGTGCCACGTTTTGTGCTATATCCAAAATATTATTATACGCGGTTCTTTTCTTTTTAGATAATTCAACTTTACTCATACGAGTCATCGATTGAAAATACCGCCTTTTCACTATATTCTGTTCAAGTTCTAATGTAATATGTATTACCTTATACCCGTTTATTACTGCGTTTTTACCGGTATTTATTAATGCAGCAGTTTTGCCCCTATTTGGTGGAGCAACCCACACATTTAGGGTTTTACGAGCAACCCCACCATTTAACAAATAATCAATACTCGGTATACCGGTACTTATTAGTTTTTGCTTGTTATCAATTTCATATAGTACGTTTTTACTTTCCTCCCAAAACACCGTACCGATACTGTCTCCGTCAAACGAATCAACACACGATTGCATCACATTTTGTGCATCATCGTATTTTTCGTTCTTGACAAAATTAATTGCTTGCTTAATCGTATCATTTATGTGTACACCCTTAACGAAATGCGATAATTTATCTTTTACATAGTCAGGGTCTATTACGTCTTTGTAACATTCAGAAATTATGTTGCCCGTATCCTCTTCATCGTACTCCTCATTAAGTATTTCCGATAATGACGAACGTGATGGAATTGTACCATACTTGTCATAAAAATTGATTGCCCGTTTTGCTACTTGTTTATACTCCTCATCCTTAAACAAACTATGATTAATACTATTTCTGTACCTATCGAGAAATGAGTAATCTTGTACAATTAGCCTTAATACTTGTAATTGAAATTCACTACCTAATAGTTTCATTCGGTTGTTTCCTGAAAATTCCCCCGACCTGTATTACTGCATATAACGAATGACTCCCATGCTTTTAGCATGTATTTAATATCATCAATAGAAACCCCATTCTTCTCAGAAAGCTCCTTTAAATAATCCTCAAAATTTAGCAAAGAATTACCCCTCCCCTTTCTAAGCCAATCCTCAGCTTCCTTTACCGACTTTAATACTCTGTTATTTTTCATAAGACTTTTTGATCTTTCTGAAAAATGAATGTAATAAGATTCCCCATCAATCTGTTCTACAACGCCGTAATTAATATCCGCCTGCGTAATAGGTAGACCCGACACCACGCAATATGCCTCAATTACGTTTTTTCCTTTTACATCAACCTCGTCAAAGTATTTTAAACTCACAATACTCCTCTTTGTCTTGTTAAATTTTGATAGTTATTCGACAAGCCCGCATGATTCCAACTTTACAAATTTGTAAAGATCAAACGGAGAAACCCTCTTCTCAAATCTGTCAGGAAAATTAGTATACCCACTCATTTTATGAATTAGGTACACATGTTCGCTGCAATACTGGTTTTTCGGAATCTTTTTCATCTTGGTTGACCACTCGCCAACATTCACGTGTTCCATGGTTATACCGGGTTTTACGTTATAAAGGGGAGTATAATCGTTGATCAACTCACCCCATGCATACCCGGTAATAATACTGCGCAAATAATCAGCGTTATCGCACAATATTGTTTCACCCGTGAAAGGCTTAATTGGTGCTATATCGATTATATGTTCGGATTTTCTCGGATAAATATTAAACACACAACCGTTCGCCCTCATTTCTTGTACCTTTATATCATCGTTTGATTCAATATCGTAAACAAGTCCGCAATGAGTTGGTATTCCAATATCGAACGCGTGTTTGATTCCCGCCGATTTAATACGTATCAGTATGTCAAGCGGATACCACCTTGAATTTTTATGTTCCACAAATACAACATGCCCCGGCCTACATTCTTTTATCAATTTTCTCATTATTCAGTCTCCTTACATTTACCAATATGGTCATCATCCCTAACACCGTTTTTATTCTTTTTGCTGTAACCAGATTTCTGTCTTTCCACGTTAATATCGCGTTTTTCATGGTAAGTTTTAGAAAACTTGTAACCATCCATACCTAACGAGTTCGCTGCAGATAATATAAAATGGAACGCGTCTATTAATTCCACACGAGCACCCCTCAAATCCGCCTTATCTTTTTTAGCCCACCATTCCTCCGGGAGTTTTTCGAGTAACTCGTTAAGCTCTTCCATTGCCCTTCTTACAAATCTTCGAGTCCACTCCACCGATTTGTGCATCGGTTTTGCTTCGTCTATTTGAAACGCATCGTTATACAAATCCGTAGATGTAACGCCCGTTTCCGATAATGACATATCGGAGAATCGATTGTTTAACACCATCATTGTACTTATACTTGTGGATTTGCCCCATTCACGTGCTTTAAAAACAAATTCAGCAATACGCTTACTCTGGATATCGTTATCTTCAAACCGATTGTTAACCACTAATAATTGGAAATTGCAATTACACAATACGGACAAAACATCTAATATATACTCACATTCACCCCCCATTCTTTTCTCATTAAAATCGTCTACTTCAGATTCATCACCATCTCTCACATTCATCATTCGTTTCCGTATATCTTTATCAGCATGAATACACACAAAACTAATTGTAACACGGTGTGCGTAACTTTGGTTTACAATGAATTGCAATTGTTCGAGTGTTCTTGGTGCACCAACAATAATACCATAGTTCGCGTTATCGTTATCAAATACGCTTTTAATTAAATTCCTAACATACCTTTCCGTTTTACCGGGTACGAATGCATCACCCCTCGCTGCCATTTCATGTAATTTCCACCTTTCCCTGCATTTTTTGCCTAAATCTACATACGCAAGATTATTATACCCCTCTTTTAATTTACTACCAAACGTACTTTTACCACTTCCAGACGTACCAAAAATAAATGTAATCTTTTTCATACCGTATTAGTCCTCTACGATTTAGGATTGATCAATACCATGTCGTTATTTTTACTCCCCGTTCCAACATGAGATACGAAAGATTGAGGATACTGATGATGGGAACCAACTACTGAAATTACATGTTTGTTTATACTATTGATAAAATTCCTTGATTTATCGGATAACTCCTGATATGTTCTAACCTCATAATCATCGTACGATATGTGATTAATAAAGTTAAGAAATAAGTGTGTTGGAGCACAAACTTTCACGAATTTTGATAGTTGATTCAAAGAAAAAGTAAATGCACGCCGCATTTTGTTAGTAACAGTTGTATATTCCGAAACATCAATAGGCGCGTTACTATATGACTTAATGCTATTCCAGCTAACTTCGTATTGGTCATCATGACAATTCCCGGAAAATCCAACCATTTTCCCATCTCTACATACATTGCCAACACGAATAGGGAATGTCCTAAGACAACCGTAGACATCGCCAAGAAATATCGGAGGTACACCGGCATCATTCAACATTGACATAGGCGTAATATCCCTACTTGTTGTATATGGGTATGCCATGCCGTAATTTAATGATAAATCAAACCCCTGCGCACCCTCAGCCATAACCGTACCACCTTTTTTCAATAATGATAAAGTAATCTCGGTAGTATTTGCAATGTACGGTTTTAGTTTCGGTTCATCCTTTGCTAATTTAGCTGTACGCATTATTTTCCTTGCCAGACTACCACCACACCCCTGACATGTTGAACTTATACGTTCCAATTCCCTTTTCTCGTACTCAACATCATCATTTGTTATGACCGCCGTATGAGGGTGTATTGTTAGCCTACTTTTGATATCATACGATGGGTCGTATTCTTCAATTTCGTTTAAAAGTCTACTAACAGTAATAGCACCACCGGGATTAATCATAAGACAACAATCTTTATTTACCAAGGCTGTCGGTAATTGGTGAGTTACTATTTTACTACCATCATCGGCAACCCACGTATGTCCGGCATTACTCATAAAATTACACGTAGACGCGTCAATTTTGTGGTTTGTTGCCAAATACCCGGCAAGTTTGCCTTTACCGGTACTACCCCATTGGCCATCGATAACCAAGTTTATTTTTCCAGATTGCATATCATACCCCATTGGAATTAGTTATTAAATAATCATTACTTTTTGCGTGTTCTTGATTTACGTTTACTCATCTTTTCCACTTCGTTAAAGGGTACAGCGTCAATTTCATCCCCCCTATCCGTCTCGATATCAACTACATCGGATTGTTCATCTTTGTCGTAATACACCTTCGTTACTTTACCAATGTATGTCGAATCGTCCTCAACATATTTAACCCTATCGCCCACTTTATACTCTTTGTCTTCATTACCATCTTCATCTTCCCAAGGTAATTTCTCCCCACCGTCTTCATTTTCATCCTTGAATTCATTTTCGTCTTTTTGCTTTTTTGCTTTATTACGGGATGGTTTGTCTTTACCAGTTGATTTATCCTTACCGGTTGGTTCATCATCGGATTTTTTATCTTCGTTATCCGAATCGTCAATCATATTCAAATCACCATTACTTGACCATCCCGGCTCCAAAACCGGCATACGAAACAAATCAACCACACCATCTGCTAAACTTTCGTCCAACTTATCGCACCGTTTATGATCACGTATACGAACATCGTACATTTTACTCGGTTGTTCACTTTTATCCCTATCGATTATAAAATCCCTGCCATTACAACCAAGAATCTCCTCACCAAATTCCGGGTCTAATATGTAGTTGATAACCGCATTAAACACAATGGAGGGTAATTGTACTACACTCATACTGTCGTTACCGTTCATAACAGCATTTACAAAATACCGCTTTCTTGCGGATAATTGTTTGCCCATTTTCTTATCCTTACCATCCGGGGAATTTAATAATTCGTCAGCTTCAGAACACCAAGGACAATGGCATTTTGAGGCCACACAATTGACCAAACCATCGTCCGTAAAATGAACCGGTACGAGTCTTTCTACTTCATCATACGTTTCGCCTACTTCAGCCTCACCCTCCTTATAGAATTTTCCGATATCCGATTCTGTTACTTCATGTCGAAACGGGAACACTCTCATGTAATTTCTACCTTCCTCCAGACGTGAAAAATCGGATTGTTTGTTTGTCGATTGTTTTTTACTTCTTTCCATACGTTTTTTGTTTAACGCCATAATAATCTCTCCTTTGAGTTAATATGTTATGATTTTACGCGTGATTTACGGGATTTACGGGATTTACTTTCCTTCTTTTCACTTGACGACATTTTAAAAATAGATGTTTCCTGCAATACATCCTGCAATTCTTCGATTTGATTGTTTAATTGATCATCGACCATATCCCACCCTCTAATATACGCCGATTTAGCATCATCTTTTTCATCAAGTTGTATTTGTACTAATGCTTCTATCCTCACCGATTCGAATTTACCACACGCCGCTGTTAGCCCTTTTCGTACTTCAACTGTATTTACTACCATCTCGATTCCTTTCACTAAATATAACGAAATACTATTAATTGTGTTTCACTGTATTTCCTTCATATCCTTCCAAGATTCACCAACTTCCAAATCTACTTTTAACGGTATATTAAGAAATGTTAATTTTGTATTCATGTAATCTTGCATTGCATATTTACAAATTTCTATTACATCCTCAAATTCGTCAGGATGACAATCGCAAATCACACTATCATGAATTTGGCCAATAACCATAGACCGCATATTCCTGTTTATTAATTCTCTGTCCACGTTATTCATAGCCCACATATTAATATCCGCTCCCAAAGATTGGATTTTAAAATTAGATGCTTGTCTTTCATTCGATTCTCTAACCCACCACCTATCACTATTTATATCCGACAAATGTCTAATTCTACCAAATTTATTACGCACATACCCATTCTTTTTAGCAAAAGTTACATTACTATCCATCCATTCTTTAATACCAGTATAAACAGACCAGTATTTTCTAAGTATCTCTTTAGCCTCCGGAACACTAACCCCTATCTGTTGTGATAACCCATGTTCGGTTATTCCATATACAGTCCCAAAATTGATTCGTTTAGCCGCTGTCCTTTTTTCTTTATAGCCGGGTTCGGATTTTTTATTAACAAACTCTCTGTACGGGTAATCGAATATATTTGACGCGGTATAACTATGTAAATCTAACCCATCTTTAAACGCCTGTATTAATTTAGGGTCTTTAGATTCACTCCCCACCAGTCTTAACTCCAATTGTGAATAATCAGCTTGTAATAATAATCCGCTGTTAAATCTTGAAACGAAAATCGATTTGACTAACGAATCACCGCCTTTCATATTTTGTAAATTTGGATTCCTGCTTGACAATCTCCCGGTAATAACATAATCTTGTATCAAATCTGAATAAACCGTATTATCGTTACGTCTTTTCTTTTCTATTGTTTCAATATCACCAAGTTGGTATGTCCACGACCTATACAAAGAAATCTTGTGTATAATTTCATTTTTATCGCTTAACTTTTCTATTACTTCCTGATCTGTTGAAGGTTGTCCTGATTTAGTTTCTTTTATAACCGGCAATTTCATTTCATCATACAATAACATCTTAACTTGCTTTGGAGAATTGAGATTAATACGCCCGTCTTTGTTTTTCGTCTTCTTTAGTACGTTTTTTACGTGTGTATTTTTATTAATTTCGTCTAATGTAGTGTATATTAAACTATTAAGTCTCGATTTTACCGTTTCCACCTTAGTCCAATCCACATACATCCCCCTATTCTCCATCCGTGCTAATGTGTAAACAGCCGGTATTATTATATTCTTATTTAGCCAATTCAGCTTTTTGTCAATGTATTGTTGTTGAGCGTTTGATATTCTTAAAGTTACATCACTATCGCCACCACTATACCACAGCATATCTTTAGCTTTTGCTTCATGATGTTTATTACCACGTTCTAAGAATTCAATCATACTATTGTCGTACCCACCCATATCGGTATATTTATACGCCATATCACTTAATTTATTAACGCCATTTTCATTTATTAAATGCTGTGTTTGTTTGGTATCATTAATTATATTATTTGGTTCAATCCCAAAATGCTGCAATGTCCATTTTATTTCGAATTTGGCGTTTTGTGCTATTTTTGGTATGTCACTAAACATCCACCTTTGTAGCGAGTTTGTTAATTCATTACTTATGTGTACTTTGCCTGTTTTATTATAATAATCTTTATCAAACCAATAAAATACAAATGCCCTGCCCTCCGCATTACTTATGCTTAAACATACCGGATACCCTTCAGACGGTTCTAAACCGGTAGTTTCATAATCAAACGATTGAGGTGAATAATCCTTGGATAACTCATCCAATACTCGTATCATTCTATTTTCATTGATTATTAATTCGTAATCAACATTCCAATCAAATTTACCACCCTTTTTTACTTGTTTATTTATAACGTCTAACTGCGTATTATATTCGCGAGTTCTTTCCTTGCTTTTACTTGCGTATTCCGGGTGATACACAGGTATATAAAAATACCTCTCATTATCAATTTTTATTTCAAATACCTTCCCTACCCACGTCTTAAAATTACCCCTATTAGTAATTGTGGAAAATACGGTTGAACCAAGCCCTATGATGAATTTGGGTTTTCTCTTTTTAATTACACTTTTTACGAAATTTTGACATTCGTCTATGTCCGATTTATTAGGTTTATTTTGTCCGCGCTTGTTGACCAGATTCAGATACCCTACACTATCAACCCCATTTATGTACCTCAATTTCCTGAATAAATCCACCGTACTGCTATGCCAACCCATTGTTTGTATACTTTTATTAGCGGATTTAGAGCGTTCTTGTATTATCAGAATGTCACATTTTTTACAAGTTTTGTAATATTCTGTACAATTCCCCAACATCGCACAGTTTTTGCAACTCATTATGATTATCCTTATCTATAATTGTTCTTAGCCAATTTCTTACGTTATTTAGTATTTTCCTTCCCCTTCTCTCAGAAACGCCCATTACATTTATTACATCTCTCCAATTAACTTTACCGGATAACTGAAATAAGCAAATACTTATCCTTAGGAATTTCCTATGTGTTTCGTTTAAATGTGTATACGCCACGTTTAAGGTTGTATACATCTTGTTTAACTCGTACTCTGTATTTAATTGTCCATCGTTATTATCCATTACCGGTTCACTCACATCGCCTATTATGTTATAATCCAACATCTTCTTATATTTATATTTTCTCAATGATGTGTATTTTTGATTCCTCAAACAGATAAAAACGAAACCCTCCCCCCTATTAATCAACGATACTCCCTTTACCATTAAATCCGTACGTACTTCCTCATAGCAATAACCGGGTACGGAGCACATCAAATAGTCTACTATTTTAATTAACTTTTGAATCGATATCGGTTTTTCCATCCAAATACCTCTTATCACAATACGCCAAGAAATCGTTAAGAGTAACAATAGCTGCTCTATATAAATCGCCAGTATCCGTAGTAAATGGTACACTAATTAAGACGGATATTAGCAGATCATTCAAACTAATACCAAAAACCTGCTCACGGTATTTTAAATTGAGTGCTACCATATCCTGTTTAAAATCCCCGCCACGGAATATGACTATCGGTATCGGGGTTTTTCTGTATTTATTAATCATATAACTTTCATGTAGTTTAGTTTCCGTATTTATTAATATCCTCAACAAAATACTAATCGGGTTACGTGAATTATACTGCATCAAAGTATCAAATTTAAAATTATATCCGTGTTTACACTCTATAAAATATGGAAATGTATCATCTTCCGGATTGTATAAATCACACTTTATGTCCAACCCCCCAGATAGTGGCACTCTCCGTATTTTATCATTAAATACAACTGATAATATTTTAGCTATTTTTCTTTCGTATCTTGCACCTTTGTCTCTTGATTTCTTAGCCATTACGCACCCTCTGAAATCGGGAAGTAATTCTTTAATTCTAAAACACTATATAATTCATAATGTTTATTCGGATTGTTTATGTCCCGCATTCTTCTATTCCACGCTTGTTTAATGAGAAATGTAGTAATATTGTGATTGTTAGCATCGATTACGTCTTTCGGATTATCATCAACCCATACGTCCAAATGGTACTTATTAAACAAGCTAATTTTATCCTCACGTATACCAACATAGTCGTAGCTATCAATAAACTCAATGTTAAAATTATCCTCAATGAACTTATTCGTTGCCCCCCTAATACACTCGGGTCTTGCGCTTATTATACGGATTTTGCAATCCATACTGTTTTTTAAATATGAAAAAAGATAATTGATACCACTTACCGGTTTCATATTACGGCACGTGTACCACTCCGTACTAAATAATCTGAAACACGCATCAGTAAATTCCCTGTTATACACCTCTGATATTGTGTAATTATGATTAGCACCGGGGTTTTTTACACCTAATACACTTGAAACTATATCCCAAAATGGTACAACGGGGTACGCAATTGTATTATCCAAATCAAAACCTATATTTACTTGCATATTATTTCCTCCCCCGACACATACTCCAATACCCACAGAATTTTGGTGAACACAGTGTTGTCAATGGGTCGCATCTTGGGAACACCCCTTTTTTAATACCATTAGCAACCCCTCTAACAATCTCTTTCATATCATTGTAATGTGATTCATCACGACGCGAATTGATTACATCAATTTTAGGTTGTTTAGTCTTTACAAAACTTATGAACCCCACATTTTTGTTACCCTCACTATACGAATAGGCAGTTAATTGGAAATCTCTGTCCACATCCGTTTTTGATTTTTGTCTGCCTACTACTTTATAATCGAATACACCTTCACTCGATACGATATCGGTAACAAGTACAAAAGGTATATCACTAATGCGAATTTCAATTCTCTGTTCGGGTTTTTTGATTGGTATGAACAAATCTCTGTAATAATTACAATAATCTGAGATGAGTTTAGTGCCCCTTTGTATTACTTCGTCTTTATTTTCTTTTTCTTTCTTGTCCTGTATTTCTTCCATATTAACTGATAAATTATGAACGAAACAATCAGATAATATATCTTCTTCCACAAATTCGTTCGTTTCAACATATTGATTATTATTATATTCTTGCACTTGGTGATGTGTAATACCCTCTACCAAATTCATGTTTGGTGGTATTTTTATATCCCTTACGTACCTGAAATTGTATTGAGCCGGACATCTTAAATACATAGTTACCTGCGTAGATGATAAATACCCAACCGGTAAACCCGCATCTTTATCAACAACCTCCAAATTATCATTACCATTGTCGGTATACTTAGTGTTTAACATTATTCCTATCCTGTATTAGATTTAAAAATGAGTCTGTGTCTGTTAATAAACCGATAGACGCGCATTTATCCGCAAATCTATGTATTTCAAAACTGCTCTGATCATATATCAAATCCACTAATTCGTTCAAATCAACATTGTTATTAAGACAGTATAGTATCATTTTATCTGACCAATTATTATCCCGTAGTATCGATTCAAACGAATTATCGTTAACGCTGTGTTTGCACAAAGTAACACTATTATTTAAAACGTACCTATTATATGAAACTACAGCCATGTGTGTTTTGAATACAGTTATTGGTGGGTATTTAATTCCGTAATTTTTAGAACAGTATTGTTTGGTCAAATATTCGAATTGCGCTTTTACATATGTTTTTACATCCTGAATTTGCTTCTCACATACAAAATCAATAACACTATCAATAGTATTATGCCATTTCTTTGGTAAATTCCAACCTTTGAGATATAATCTTACACTAACTTCCCGTTGGTACGTATCAACAAATAATGTTTTTAATGCGTTCTTTGGGTTTTTAAACATAATATCACTTTCGTATATTGTACACCATAAATAACCCATAGTATAAAACTGGGTTTCATGAAACCGAATTAATCGAGAAGCGTTATTTGAAATCGAAGATTTCGCGTTGAACCCGTATAACCCATAAGAAGGAGGGGGAGAGAAAGGGGAACAAACATACAGTCTTGCTCCCCTAAATGGAGGTTAGTGAGGAATGTTAGTCAAGAGATGCTGACAATTCACCCACTTTAAACTTCGGTTGTACCGATACGCTAACATCCAAACTACTATTTAACCCACCATAAAACAATAAATTATTACTCCCATCTAACGCGGCAAAATGTGTAATTGTATCAGAACCCCCAGTACATTCACCGAAAGTAATCTCATTACTATTAGATGTACTTCCACCACTCGCCGAACTCCAATCACTTGACGCTGTTGATACCCTTGAATATCCAGTATATGTTGCTTCGGATATAGTTGTACCATCATCACTATCAACAGGTGCAGACGTACATAACGCGATACTAATTGTTGGCGCGGTATAGCTACTCTTACCAAACAAATGGTCGAGTATTTTATTTTCGAGATAATCAGATGCTTGTGACATTGTTTTCCTCCTTTAATTATTAGTGATTACTAAGTTTTTAAGATAATTCGATGTTTTAGTCATGCCAACTACTCTGCACACTTTAGCAGTATAATTTGTCGCTTCGTCAAATGAATGTACTACACTTTTAAATTTGTCGTCATCCATTAAATCGTCTTTGCGCGTTTCGTAAAATTCATACATTATTGAAATAGCCTTACCCCATTTACTGATCATTTTTCTCATAAGTGTTAATACTGAAACAATTGATACTAACGCACCGCCACCGGTAGAAGTAATTACTGCGTTATCGGAAATTAATTTCAATAAAACATCAGATTTAAAAATCGCAATTGGTGTAATCGACAGTATGGCTATTATAAACAGTATCAATTTATTGTCCATTATGCTTTTACCTCCATTAGATTCTTCGTTTGTGTTAAACGGGTCTCTCAATTTTAATTCATGTTTGAACTGGAATCTGTCCAAGTTTTCGCCCGGACATTTATTATTATGGAATTGTATATTTAAGGATTTGGAGTAACTGCGGCAAAAATCATGGTATATAACTGCTGACGCCATTATTTGTTCTTTGGTTGGTTTTTGTATTCTAAAATCACCGATAAGACATACGCCAATTGAATCGCTATTACTCCCTTTGGCGTGTGCCCCTTTATACTTAATATCACGGCCGTGTTCTATAGTACCGTCACGCAAAATTACATAATGGTATCCGATATCATCCCACCCTCTATCCAAATGCCATTTTCTTATTCTTTCAACATTTCCGGTTTTTGATAACGAATGATGGAAGATTACCCTATTAGTTTTGTTCCTCTTTATCATCGTTACTCCCTTCTGCAGCAGCGTTTATTTTGGACAATACCGGCCATACTGATGTAATCTCCGATACTTTAATGTCTGCTTTGTTGACCAAACCGCATAATATTGCATACTCTTTTTCTGTTAGGTTGATTGTTATTGTGTTTTGATTCATACTACACCCCCATTCGATTAATAAAATTTATTTTTTAATGGAAAAATATCCATACTATCAGATAGTCCAGTACTATTCCTCATATCTATGGTGCAATGTCCTCTGATTTGTGTATCTGAAGCTCCACTCCCCCCATGCCAATCGATAAGATCAGAATAAACTACATATTTACTATCATAATAATCCCCGTTACCTAAATGTAACTCGTAAAATTTAGTATCTATTGTGCTCCCTTTAACCACCGCATAACCAATAGAATTACTCGAAAAATCGAGTATGTCATTAAAACTATCTGTCGGGTCTATTATCGGGAATTCAAATCTTGCCGGGTTTATTATCTGGTCTGTGTGTAACGAAATTGAATTAAATTTGAATCTCAAAAATAATGTTGAACCAATAACCATAACATCTATAAAACCAGCAGTAAAGTCAAATGGTGATTGATGCACATAATTGGAATCGTATATGGTTGGTGACGGTTCACCTGAAAGACCGCCCCATATACTAGTTAACTCAACCCATCTACCCATATGTTGTTTCCTCCCGCCCTCTTTGTAGCCATTTTTATTAACCATAAACAGCGTTTTTTCAATCCCACTCTCGCGGTATTTACCGATAGTTTCACAAAAGCCGTCTGTTAAATTGCCTACATATTTAGATTTCCATAATGGAGACTGATTTATGCTTGCTACATCGCCTCCATAAATACTAATACTATCTTTTGTTAATTGTGCAAATGAATTCAAACCTGCCGAACCGCCCTTTGTTGCATATAATCTGTTAACAAATAGGCCTTGTCTTAATTTCGAGTCATTTTGACTTCTTATTTTTGCTATTTCTTTCCATGTTATATCATCACCTGCAGTTCCTTCGTAATCGGTAGCCCACCATTCATGCATTAACGCCCCAGTATTATCCGCCCTCTGTATATACAAAGAGGCCGCCCCATCAGATATAAATTTCCATTGCCCATTATCGTACATCCATGCATTTATAGACATGTTATTTGTATATGGGCTACCCATAAAAAGCCCATTATTAATTCTAACACCATTATGGTCAGTGTGCAAATCGCCAACATCATCCGCCCCGTACTCGGTACCAACCCCTATGCCTGAAAAGTTAACTATTTTGGAATCTTTTCCAAGTCTTTCGTCCAAATACTTAACCCATTCGTACGTATTTTTTGAAAGCCAATTTAAATATTGCCTTGGTGGATATTCCTCCTCCTCCCACCCTAAATTCCGTTTCCCCGATGATGGGACTTGTATTGCCGGTTTACCGTACTTACTACCAACAGGCGGAGGATTTCCTAATTCGTCTACCGCCCACCTTGGATAAATCGATGGTCTAGCCATATTATCTCCTATTATGTTATTACTTCAACTAACGCACCACTATCTGATATATTAATGTCTATTTCACTAAAAAACCCACCGTAATCGGGTGGTGTGTTATCATCATTTTCTACTGAAAACGGCAACAAACCGGATAATGCGTATATATCGAATCCAACGCCAACCGGTTTAATGTTTTTCATTTTATTATATAGATTATCCGGTATTTCCGTTCCATCGGTAAACATTCTAAATTTTGCTGGGTATTGGTGTTTATACGATACAATATCAGCATTTGTTATTTCTTTTAATACCAATATCATAGTATCGGGGTTTCCATCCGATGTGTTAATGAAAATTTGGAATTTTATTAAACTCCTATATTCCCCATCATTTAAACCGTATCTTTTTATCCCTACTTCATCGCCTATTTTATCAAGTTGTGCACCACTACTATAATCAATATTCCTTTTATACATTAGATTTGTTAGAACAGATTCGTTATACTGTACTCGTTCTGTATAGCATTTGAGCATATTTTTTAGATTATTCGATAATTGGAATTGTTCTATTAATAACGATAACCCTATTTGGGTATGATTGTATATCGGGTTTATTTCATTTTTAAACGGGATAAAGTTAGCGTTATACAAAAACGCGTTACTATATAAATTTATATCCGAATTACCTGAAATAACCCCGATAATCGATAACTCGGATATACTCGTTAAACTCATATTCGAATTACTTGAAATAACCCCGATAGCTGATAACTCGGATATATTCGTTAAATTCATATTCGAATTGCCCGAAATAACCCCGGTAATCGATAACTCGGATATATTCGTTAAACTCATATTCGAATTACCTGAAATAACCCCGATAATCGATAACTCGGATATATTCGTTAAACTTATATTGGAATTACCTGAAATAAATCCAGTAATTAATAAATCGGATATACTCGTTAAACTTATATTGGAATTACCTGAAATAAATCCAGTAATTAATAAATCGGACACACTCGTTAAACTTATATTGGAATTACCTGAAATAACCCCGATAGCTGATAATTCGGATATACTCGTTAAACTCATATTGGAATTACCTGAAATATCCCCGGTAATCGATGTATCTTCTTCCTCACTCCCAACAGCACTCCAGAATGTACTATAATTTTCTACCTGTTCATATACATCCGAGTAATAATTATTTGTGAAGTACGCATCTGCATACCTTAATTCTGCAACATCCCCATCTATTTGACCACTGCCACTTTCAGCGAGTACATGGTTATTGTTATTACTACTCCCCGTACTTGTATTTGATGTTGAAGATGTTGCTTGCTGGATATTATTTTGAATATATCTTACATAATCCGCGCTTTTGAACACGCATACCATATAATACCAAGTACCCGTAGTTGTATCCCCACTGGAGTTACTACAACTACTGCCACTAACCCCCCACCTGATACGATCTTCACCTGAATATCTTGTTAATTCATACGTTTCTGCTTTTTTAAATATCCTCCTCCAAGTACCACCCCAGTTTTGAATTCGAACCCATCCCTCAATTGACAAATTCGATACATTATTATGTACAGAATCGTCAATTGTCCAATAAGAAAGTACTCCCTTATTTAAGTACCTTCCAAAAGGTCTACCTGTATTATACGTTTGAGGATAAGATGCATTTTCATGAAGAATCAAATCAACATCTGTACTTGTTGCGTCATCCTGAGAACTTGTATCTGCGTTCATGTGATACACAGAACTATGATCAGGCCACGCATTTTCCTTCCCATACGTAGCATCCCGTGCAGGCTGTGACGCACTCGCATTTCCGTAATAAATATAATAATCAATATCATTAGATGTTGACTTATCGCCCTTGAAATAAATATTACCCCAGTTTCCTCCAACGTCAATATCTGCAACTTCTAAGGGCAGACGTGTAGAACCATCACTCTTTGAGACAATAATATCCCCACCATCAGACTTTACATGTGACCAGAAATTATGGCTTGACAAAATGCGATCAAGACGGAATGTAATCGTAACATCAGTATCCGTTTCAGATACCTGTGTATGATCCATCGTTATTTTTAAACGATAATCACGAGTTTTCCCGTCTATAGTCCATGCCATTATTTACACTCCATAAATAGAAACTGCAAAGTCATCCCACGGAAATTCAGAAGCACAGACGTATTCGATATCGCTATCAGACGCAGAACCTCCCGCAGATTGAATAGTCGCATTTGCTCCTACATAAGAAGCAAAAGCATTAATCCAACTATCAGGATTTTTAATAACATCAATAGCAAGTTTTACACGTTCAGTATGATTTGTTGTTGCATCGTCTTCATTTACTACATTACGGGCAGCATATATCATACCCGATTGAATACGTTTAATCATACTCACATCATGAGCTATTTTGTATTCATCCAGTAATGATCCTGCTGGAGAAGTGATTGATTTATCGGTTTGATTTTCGGGTATATCTTTATAAACGGCGGCTTTTTCTCCCGCACCACCTTCATCATATACAACCCATGTAACCCTTCTTTGTAAACAAATATCAGTTCCATCCGACGCAGCTCCCCATTCAATGCAGGTAGAGTCGTAAAAATTTGCACCATCTCCAGATAGAGATGTGTTACTTTCTGTTTTTTGAACCGTGTATTTGTTGTTTAGATACACTTGAATATCGCTTTTCGTTGACATAAATTACCTCCTTTTGTTTATGTAATTATTGTTATTCTACTTATGTCCCATTTTGATATTTCGTTAGCCGCAATTGATACTTTACCGGTTGTAAATGACGGAGAATCCCCCGGGTTATCCGTAATTGCTATTTCAACTATTATTGATTCAATACCTGGCACATTGTATATTGGCGCGTGTAACCTTTGTGGGATTATGTCTTTACCAATTCCAAGATTATTACCAAAATCTGATACGCCGTTTTTGACGGCAGTATTACCATTATCCGGATATTCTTCTTCATCATAAAACGAGTTGATAGTTATACGACAATGCGCGTACTTATCAATCGGTCTTGAGAAATACACAGTTCGGTCGTTGTTGTTTACGTCTTTTACTGTTATCTCTTTATATTCATCACCTGACGGGTTAGCCGTACTAACTGTTTGTATACCTGCAGGTTTTACATCCCATATCAATTGAGCAATCTCTTGCTCATTACCTCCAGATATTATTGTTTCGAATGAATGCGGTGGCCTACCATCAACCGTTACATCACTTGTGTTCTCATATATGAATACCTGTGATGCATTTTCAATATTTTGTAATATTCTTGCCTTTATCGCTGATATACTTGCAGAACCAAGCAATCTGACACTTAATTCTGCCCGTTGTCTTAATTCGGTATCAGTTTCTGTATTTGTGCCGGGATTTCCGGGTTCTAAATTTATAACCGAATCGAGTGTACCATCTACATTACTCGATTCAATTGTATCTACACTTATTGGCGTAGTTTGTAAATATCCCGCTTGTTGTGCTTCGCAATTACTCTTAAACAAATAAACAAGGTTAGAAGTAATACTGTCAATATCTAATGCCGTGTTACTTTTAATTATTACATACCTATCGCTTGAACTAACCGTATAGGCAATGTCAGAACCGTAATTTGATTCAATTGCGTTAGCTATACCGGAGGATATATCCGAATACGAATCACCACTTGCAGTATATGTGCATGTAACACCATCAATTACTACTGTAAAATCACCATCATCGTTATTTTCTATACGTAATGCACATTCGTTTATATCTAATTTGCTTATATTTTCTTGCTCTTCGATAGGTACAAAAATATTACCCGTTTCACTCATAGAATACTGTGTACCGCTTTTGTACACGATAGTACCGTCATCACCCTCCAAATAAATAATAACCGTTGATTTTGTAGCTTGTTTTCTTACAATACCAAGTTTATTAACCGCTTCGTCAAGTGAAAAGCCGCTTGCAGATGATCTATATTGTGAATAGTATACTTTTTGCATTTGTTCCCATTGTGTACTCTCCCTATCGGCCATTATACCTATTATTTGGCCAAACACAGATGATTCACTCACATCTATATCTTGACCGAATACCGATCTAAAATTCGATTCTAATTCTTGTTTGATTACCGGTAGTGTTTTTATTACAAAACCGCTGTCAGTTATACCATAATTCATATATTCTCTTCCCCTTCAATTTCGCCTAATTGCGTGTTAACACGAAATTTAACACGTATCGTTCTGTTTGTGTTATATTCCATATTAAATAAAGTTAATGATTGCACCCCGTTTACATTCAGTATCTCATTTTTCATAACTGTTGATACTTTGTTTAAATCTGGATTTTTAATCCATATCTGTTCGTAATACGGTATCCCAACAATAGTATTTAAAAACCACTCTCCTAAAATAAATCTCAATTTTACCGTTATTTTTTGTCTAATTTGTGATGAACTATCAACTAAAGACAAATCATAGTCTTGTACTAATATATCATGCGGTTCGTTTTTATTTAGTTTTATATCTTTCATTCGAAATTCACATTTATGGGTGTTGTGTTTTTTATACCAACTGCAGGTGCACCGGAACCACCTGTAACCTCAACTATTACTGTACCTGCAGGAATCTGTATTTGTAAATTATCATTAATATGATCTATAGCACTTTTAGCAACCGCATCGGCCATAGCTTTAGCTGCTTTTTCTGAATTTGAATCTGAAGTGTATTTATCAACATGGTCGTCCATTTGTGTTTTAATTTCACCTTCTAAAGAAGACGATAACGCCGATATATTTAATGTCATATTATAAACCCCCTTTTATCTGTCCAAGCTTACTCTTAATTTGTGATATTGTCGTATCGGTTACTTTACTTAATTGTTGAGCACCAATAGACGTTGGAACAACCGATGCTATTAGAGCATCAAGCGTTTGATCAAATAAATCTAATAACTCCTGTGTACCACCAAAGGCTATTTTATCGCTCTTTATATTAATTTCATTGCTTTTTATTCTTATCTCACTATTGCCAAACTTTAATAATACATCATTGTTATTATCCGGAGGTTCTAATTCGTTATATGGATAAATTCCAGGTATAGCAATTGCGTTAGACAAAGAGTAATTCTCGTTATCATGTAGCGGTATATTGATTTTACCATTATCCATCCAATCATCTATTGATTTTTCCGACATTATTAACAAACATGGGTCATTCTTTTTTATTGGAAACGTGAAAGAAAAATTACTACTTCTCGGAAATAGGACAGGTACATCGGTAATTTGGGGATACTCCAGTTTATTTTCACCGTACCTTTTCGCCATCTGTGGTTTAACCGTTGATTTGGATTTATTATGGTCATACGATACAAATCTTGCCGGTATACACGTATGGACATTGTCCAAATACCTGCTCACAAATGCGTGTAATGCTTCTGATATTGTACTCATACAGTTTCAACCTCTAATATCGATTTCCACTTGTTACCGTGCGTATCACCAGTATGCTTAATCGATACAATTCTGCAATTTTCTATATCCATTTTTTCGCTTTGTACTTTTACTATTCCGTGTATTTTGTAATTCGGATTTAACAAAGTCTGTATTTCCCACCCGTTATTCCTATTTTTATTATCCAGTGTTTTGGGTATACTAAGCATCCCCGTATTTTTATTTATTAAATATTGTTCGTTGTTAGTTCCATTATTTTCTATTATCTGTATCGTACCATTATCCATACTCCATTCGAGTTGGCTATTATTACAGATTTTAGTTAACACATCACGTAATGAACCTATAAACGAAAACCCACTTTTATGAGATTTGATTACACCCGATGATAGCTTTTTTACAGGTATACCAAATTTAGACGAAATTACACTTATTATATTAGAAGTTTTCGCATTTTTATTAAACGAAATACTCGATTTTTTATTATCGACAGTATTTAATTCCTCAATTGCGTTAATTATTACGTTTTTGTTGGCATTACTTAATTCTACCTCTACATTCGTTATATCGCCTACAAAGATTAATGCAGTTTGTTGTTTGTATCCTGCATATATTTTTAACTTGTAATCTTTTTTGATTTCATTTAACGTAGTATCACTCAAATTAGTTATTACCAATTCACAATTATTGGACGAGTTAGTTTTGCTATTGATTGATTTTACTATGTCAAATGACATTCTTAAACCGGAGATTTCTATCCCGCTACCGCTTAACCCGCTTACTTCCACCTTTATGTCACGTAAAAATTGTGTTTTATTCATCAGTATACACCAATTTTAGTATACCATTTTTGAAATCATCCTTTAATATACTGTTTTTCCCACCGGTAGTATCTATAACGTACATCTGTCCACCCATTATACCCGTATATTTAAATCTGCTTATTAACTCATGTTCTAGAACTAATACTACCCCAGAAACCAATGGGTTCGTATTGTCATCACTTATATTCATAGTCCACACTTTACCCCTTGTGTTATATACAAAATTAAATATATAAACTGAACCACCTATATTCAATCTTTGTTGAAAATTAGATGAGTCAAAAAATGGTATTATCCTCATTGTAAATACCCCTGAACCTTATATACAGTATTTTGTAATAATGAAACACTACTTTCTTCCTTATCGGTTGGTTCTTTGGTAGTCTGATTTCCTTTATCCTGTTTGGGTTGCGCTCTATCACTTACACCCTCACTTTTATCATCACTCACATTGACATCTATTTGTTGTATCGATACTGT